CAGTTGTAACTTCTTTTTCAGGCACGAGGTCCCACCATTTTGTAACCGTTTTCTCCAACTCTTTCAAGCGTCGGTCCCATTCAGCCCCCTTTTTCACAAGTCCCGAGCCGTGCCAACACCCCTTAATCTTTTTACCGGTTTCATCTACGTAAGAGTCAGGGTTGAACCTTATCATAACCATATGTCTTGATCCCAGACCCTGGAAGATACTCATGAGCCTCTTGTTTTCACATGACGTGTCATACCTCTCGTGTTGGAACTCATCCACTTCTACTATGATTGTATGACTTCCTAATTCAATAACAAAATCAGGTCTGAACCTGAAACAATCGACAGCCTTGTCGTGAGTGATTATGGAGTCTGGCCATTTACTCACTAAAAAGTCCTTGACGGCCCGTTCCTTTGTTTTAAACTTTCTAATCTTAGGACTATCAGGGAACACGTGTGAAAAACATTGGGCACAGTGACCCTCGTGGTCTTTTCGTGCTCGAGTTGAGCAGCATATAGAACACTTTTTTTCCCATAAATTTATCATTCCGTCTAATGCGTGACCCGTACAATATCGCGCCATCTTGGATCCAAGTGTATTACAACATGCAGTTTTTGAACACCCATCCTCTTCACAGAAGTTTCGGGCAAATACTGCCATGTCCGATTTCATATGTTCCTGGCAATAATCTGCGCGCGTGTATCCATACGTGGGGCGTGTATTACAATCTTTACACGTTCGATCTACGACGTTCCACATATTAGGATCCTTGTGTTTTGAACAGTGGGTGGGGCGGTATTTTACCACACCATACCTGGCGGTGGTTCCACACTCTGGACAACATGGAAAACGAAGATATATCATGTCTTCTTCTTTGTGCTTGGCGCATTTCACCATAGGACCATCTTTAAATCCAAATGAAGGTTGAGCATTACAATCGGTGCATTTTTTAGACCATAGCACGACCATCCCCTTTTCAATATGAGCCTTACATCTTGTAGGTCTTTCTCCTACTTTTCCATAACTACATGAAATGTTACATTTCGCAACTTCACATTTTTTCTTCGCCAAATTTATCATATCATTCTTTTTGTGAGCGAGACAGAAACCCACCGTCTCGTACCCAAAAGAAGCTATTACAGAACATCCTTCATAATTACAGATGACCATATTCTATTTACAATCTTATTTTTTAACAGCATATACTGGAATTTTAAGCCCGACCCATAGTTACCGCGTAGGTGGGCTGCTGGGGCTCGTTGATCTTCACGTTGGTGGCCAGTGCCTTGATGGCCATGAACACCACGATGGCCAGCAGGGTGGTGAACAGCGCGGACAGGATGTAGTACTGACCACCGTTCTTGCCAACCTGGACCACCTGGGAGATGATCCAGCGAACAACGTCCATCCACGCGACGGCGCTGGCGAAGGCGAATCCCGCCACGATGGAGTTCAGGGACTGGGCCTCGAGCTGGAGAGCGATAGCGGAAATCATGGCGGCCATTTTTATTATTGTATACGAAAAAAATATGACGGGTCCCAGGGGTCCCAAGGGTCCCAGGTTTCAACTGAGCATTCGCCATAGTTTTCTTCTGGACCCTGGTCAAATCCCGGAAGGTCATCTTCAGTCTCATAATCCTCCTCTTCGAGCAACACGGAATACTTGGGTTTCGTCCTGGAGAGATCGTAGCCCTCTTCAGAATCTTCCTGGACCCACCAGGTCATCTAATTTTCACGCTGTTTGTCTATGGCGTTTTTCAACGCACGTTCAGAAGGGTTCTGGGGTTCCCATGTATCCCACGAGTCGGCGCACTGGTTCATCTTCATGGCCTGATCGTCGTCCGCACCCTCGTACTTGGACCACACGAGGTCCTCGTCGTCGACCGTCTCCCACGAGTCCGAGTCGGAACCATCCTCATCAAAATCAGGGTCAGAATCGGTGCCCGATTCCTCATAAATCTCAGGAAACAAAGACCCTATCTGGCGCCCAGTGACGTACCGGGCGGAGTACATCATCCCAATTCTCATATCCTCCTGGAGAACCACGTCGCGGCCGCACGCCTTTGCGTAGTGTGCGGCCATGACGGTTGCTGATTCCATGACTGGCCTGAAGATGTCGAGAGCCGAATTGAGAATGGCCGACGTGTCCAAGTCTCCGTCGCCTGTCTTCATCATCACTGGAATTTCAGAGTAAAATTAGAAACAAAAATAGTCGCGCGATCCTCGGTTACTGAAAATTAGAAAACAAAATTGTCGCTTTCCCGTTGGCAACCTCGAGGAAATTGTAGTTTACAGCATAGACTCTGATGTTTCTAGCTGACGCACTGGAGTTCAAATTCAATTTTAAAATTTGATTCTGAATTCGAGAAAGGTTCACACCGCCTGACGGCCTCGTGGACTCTGGATCTAGGCTGAAAGAGTACATGTAGAAGTAGTACGAGGGAACGCGCGTGTGAAACTCTAAACCTTGAATGACCCTGAGAAACAGTGGGGTGCCCACGTCGGTCGATATGCGTTCCGTAGAGTTGAAGAAGAGCTCGAGGCTGCTAATTTGCTGGACGTTTGAAGTGTTGTCGGCTAAAAAGTCGTACGCAAGAGCCGTTTCGTTTTGAATAACAAAATAGAGTTCCTTGACGATGTTTGAAAATCCCATGTTGCATCGGACGGACGTGGCTCCCAGAGGCGCGAAGAACTCGGACAGTTGAACCTGCTGCAAAAGGTGAATTTGCGGGGTTTTGCGGATGTATTCAATCTCTTTCTGCCCAAGATACGTATTCTCGACGTGGATATAGATCTGGATAGGATCTGTGATGTCTACTGGAGGTATAGTGAACGTGTTTGAAGGTTTGGTGACAATCCTGAAAATTACGGGTTCATTGAATGCACACAATGGGATTCCCCTTTTAAGGATTGAAAAAGGGAGTGGAATTGTGTAATTAGACGCCGCGACCTGCGTCCCCTTGCCGAACAGTCCCTCGAGTGCCGGTTGTTTACCCTGTGGAACTTCAATGTCGTATTTCATGGCAATAAACTCTCCATAAATTCTCTCAATCAACATGGAACCTATATAAATCTCCACGTGTTCGATGAAAAGGGTCCCGACGGACTCTTCAACTTGAACATTCAATAGACTTGGCGGGAAGAAAACTTTGAGGTACATTTCCGTGATGAGATCCCCCGACCGCGGAAGGGTCAAGAAATTCTCGCCGCCGAGAACGAGCAGGTTATCATCGAACTGAACTTTGTCGACTCGGGATGCGTAGAGACTCGACCCTTCATATTTCTCTTTAAAATACGTAACCTCTGGATCCATGCTCAATGCGATATCCTCCTGACCTAAAAAGGCCAAACTGGCACGTGAGGCCATTCCTAATAAGTTCAGAGAAAAAACAAGGGCACCACAGGCGCCGTTTACGAGCCGCAGACGGGCAGCCATCACAAGTCCTTCGGACTCGGTCTCTAAGTGTTGAACCTGATTCCCCCGAGTCCGTCTGAAATCTGGAGAATATTGTAATTCACCGCCATTACCCTAAGTTCTTTAGCGGGGAGGAATTCCTGTCCTCCACAGTTGAGGGTCAGAAGAACCTGCTTAATTCGACTGAAATTGATCTGTCCATGCGGCTTTGGAGACGAGGTGTTGCCGGTAAAGGCATACATGAAAAAATCGCGTTGAGGAAAGTTGGGGTAGTGATTGAACGGTTCTATATCGCCCGTATAAAGAGTATCCGTCGTGTCCGGTGTGAAAATCTCCTGGCCGTTGAAGCTGAGACCAAAACTCAGGACGGCGTTGTTCGAGTAGTCATATGGTTTCTGACTTGTGGGTTGGACCACGAAGAAAAGCTCGCGCACGGGATTCTTAAAGTCCAGATTGAACACGGCATTTTGAAAGCCTTGTAGGAGGCCTATTGTCTGATATTGACACTGTGTAATCATATATTCTAGTCGGGCATTCTGGAACCAACGAATTTCTGGGTCTGATAGGTACACGTAATCTGTGATGATGGTGGCTCCCAGTGTGGGATTGGTGATCTGAATTGAAGTAAGTTCTTCGAATTTCCTGAACGTGACGTGAACCTCCACGTCTTGTCTGCCGAGCGCCACGAGAGGCAAGTACAGCGACGGATTTCCGTTGAAATAAAAGGGCAAATTCACGTAGTAATCGCGACCAGGAGGGGCGACGGGCGTCGCATCATTCTTCCCCGTGAGGATCTGTAACCCTGGTTGATTTTCAAAAGGAACATGGAGGTCGTTCCACAACTCGATAAATTCGCCGGTAAGAGACTGAATCGTCTGACCACCAATCTTTAGTTCAGCAGTTTTGATTGCCCATGTAGCCACTGAATCGTAATACGTATACGCCAGCGACGTCGCTTGTGAGTCGGCTGGACTTGTTATGGGGTACACAGAGATGAATGTATTTGAAAATATATTAGGAGTGGTGGTGGAGCCACCGACCGTTATTGATATTTGGTATGTGTTTGCGGTGTTTGAGACGATGAGGGGAATTTGAAATGTGTATGGAGGCAATAGACCGAGACCAACCTGATAGGTCTTGGTCCCGAAAGTTACGCTGCTCACAGGATCCGCTGTACAAACCGCGCCAGTAAGCATGTAGGTTCCGGCATTGCTGAATTGGAGACCGGTCTGTGTATACGATATAAGGTTAGAGGCGCCACTGGACGTGAAATTGTCAATGAAATTGAAAGGACTCGTGATCGTAGCGACGCTTGATTTAAAGGTTAGACCGTTTTCCGGTAGAATGACTCCATCTGGAGTGGTTCCGGTGTAAACTCCTATTTTATTCACGACAAAGCAACTATTTGAAAGGATGGTGGTGATGGATGTTGTCGTGATATTCATAGTGTAGTTCCGATTAGAGTCCGCCACGGTGACCGGCATCGTGAATGCAAATGTAGGGTCGCGTCCTTGCGGCGAGAGGTCGTACATGTACTGGAGGTTGGAGCCTTCCCATAGAGCTACATTCGAGACGTACCCACTATTCAAATATATCACACCGGTTATTAGGTAGTCGCCGGTAGTTGTAAATTTTACAATTGAC